TCAAACTTTTGTTTTGTTTGAGCCTTGTATACTCGTTGCAAATCAAAAGCTGTATCGTTTAATGCAAGCATAGTAGCAAAGGGTATTTGTTTCTTTTGTATGCTACTCATACCTCTTGTTACTTCATCAATGTTGTGCTTTATTGATAATCTCATCCCTTTCTCCAATGTGATTGTGTTTGGAACTTTAGACCTAATGCTTTAGCTTTCCTTCTGATAGTAGATGGATGCACATCATAAGTCATAGCAATATCATGAGATGATTTGCCTTCCTTAATCTTCTGTTCTAATTTTTGTTTATCTATCTTCATAGGTTCTCATAATGTTCTATTAACTTATTAATATACCAAACAGACTTCTGTAAGTCTTGTATATTGCTGTCTTTATAAGATTCTCTCCAAATGTATTTAAGTGCTGCTCCCTTTAAATATCCTTTATATTCTTCTTGAGTTAGTGCAGCTTTTATTGCACTAATACATTCAATAGACCCCTTTCTATAATGTGGTGGTGAGTTCACATAATCAATCTTTTCTTTTTTCATTTCTCTCTCCTTATTAGTTCATTCTTACATTTCTGTATGACCTTTTTCTTAGAGCTAGACGATTCAATATAATCATTTAGTTCCTGTACTGTCATACTCTTTAGATAGTAGTGTTCTGTTTTTGTCTTACCTGTTGCTCTATCTTTAACAACAGCACTAGGTCTTAGTTTAATTGGCATAGTTGCTCCTTAGTTAATGTATCTATTCTCATACAATAATTTTTAAATATATCTATAGGAATCAAGTAAGCATCAATTATCTTTCCATCAATCCTATAGTTCTTTCCTTCTAATATGTTGTTGTCTTTTATGCACTCCTTCATAGCATCTGACTTAATCCAGTAGAGCATGGTCTTGGTAAGATATGCCCAGTAGTCTGCTGTAGTTGCATTAATACCTGACTCAACATGATTGCAGTAAGTTTCTATAAAAGCATTATTAGTTCTGTCAGTGTGCTTATCTCTTTTAACCTCTATTGTTTTATCTATCTCAGGAATCATAATGTCATATTCTTTAAAGTTGCCTTCCATCTTGTACGCCATTGGATGCTTCCTGTTGATAATATTAAGAACAAACCTTTCGCCAGCTTCTCCATAAGGTAGGTCTTCATTATAAAATTTATTCACTTCTTCTTCTTTTCCTTTTTCTTTTTACCAAAGATTTTATCCCAATTATCATCAATCTTTTTCTTATCTTCTTTACGTCTTTTAGACCCCTTACCACCATGCCACTTAGTCATGACAGAAACAGGTCATTTGCTCATCATCAAATAAATCTTTATTTGTTTTTGATAAGTCTACTAACTCTATATAACTAATATCTTTTATAAATTTATTGGTTTTGTGTTCTATGTGTTTATCTGAGTTAAATTTACTTTCTTGTTTTATCCACCAATCAGCCATATCAGGTCTTTCTTTTAATATAGAGGTAAGAGTTTTTTTTCCTTTTAAGAAACATAAATCACAATTACCAGCAGGAGTTTTTCCATTTAAGTCAGATAAATTTAAGTCAAAGTTTTGCTTATTCCAAAAATTGTATATATCTTCTTTAGTTACTTTTGCTTGATATAAAGGTACTAAATTTGACCATTTTTGATAATCAGCATTTCTAGCTGATATAGCTCTTCTAGGCTCATCATATCTAAGACCAAGTATGTTATCCCATGTTTTGTAACCCTTAGATTGCATAAACCTGTAAAGAACTTTTATTTTGAGCTCTGAGCTACAGAATCTATTAACAGCGTTTGGCAACTTTCCTCTTTGTTCTAACAATCTTTCAAATGGCTCTCCATTTCTTGATGCAGTTTCATATGTAACCTCTCTTGTCCTATGTATAGGTTTTTCATTTCCAAAGTAATGCTCTAACCAATATATCTTTATATCCCATTTATCTCCAACATCTTTTACAAAATCTAATGTTTCAGGTGCTTCCTTCCCTGTATTTGCAAAAGCAACATAAATATCATCAGGCAAGACACCATTATAAGCATCTAAAATTTTATACAGCATATAACCTGATGTTCTACCACCTGAAAAAGATATTATTGATGGTGTTGGTATTTTATATGGATTAAACATAATCAACCTTCTGAATATTAACTGACTTGTCTAATTTGCTTAGTAGTTCTTTAGCTCTCATAAAATCACTAGGGATGCATCTAAATAATTCCTCAATACTAAATATCATTATGTCCTTCTCATCTTTGTGTATTTTCTCCAGTATAGGTTTGTCAGAATCAGTATCACAAACCAGTGCTGTTTTATTATCAAAGTTAAAACACTTGGCATTAGGTTGTATTTGTATATAACCACTTTCCTCACATTTGATATTTAACTGCTCATAAGCTCTTAACATCATTTCAGCCATCTTAAGTTGCTTTTGTTTAGAATCATTAATCATAGAATCTTTAAACAGTTGCTCTGCTCTACAAAACTTAATCTCAAACTTAACACCAACAATCTTAAAGATGCGTTTACGATTACCCCACTTAACATAAGTCTCATTCTCATAAGTTCTTAAATCTTTTAATCTATCTTTTAATGTTTCATCTAAATATATTTTCATAAACTTCCTTATCATTTAGAAGGGAAGTAAGGGAAGTATTACATACTTCCTTCCCTTCCTTCCTTCATAATTGTTGATATTTGACCAAAACTTCCTTCAAAACTTCCTACCAAACTTCCTTCAAACTTCCTTCTCATTAGAACTCATCCTCAAAGTTTGGCTGTCTATTTTTGAATTTAATGTGTTGCCAACCAAATTTATCATGCTTAAACACCTGTCCTTTTTCTTTTAAAGCATCTAAATGTTTACCAATATTATTAGCATTTATACTATCCCCAGCTTTGTTCTTTACAAATCCCTCTAAGTCACTAGGCTGTAAAAATTGGTCTTGGGGATTCTGATTATCTTTAATATAAGCAACAGTCTCTAATGCAGTTAAGGTTCTATCTTGCATCATAGGTAGTTTATCTGTCCTCTTGGTCTTAAAATCAATTGTAGTCTCTTCTAAGAAGCCTGACGTTAGGTTCAAGCCTTCGCCTTTAATCTCTACTTCTTTAAATACAAAGGACTTCTCAGACATTCCCTGACCATCTTTGTTTAAAGTCTGCTCAAAGGTTACAAACATTTGCTCTTCTAAAGTATCGCCTATAGCCTTATCTTCTCTATCAACCTTAAATTCATAATCTAAAGAAGCACCCATAACACTAGAACCTCTACCTCTATCTGAGTTTCCATGACCAGTATGATGAACTAAAAGAACACAACATTTGTAATGTGATACAAGTCCATCTAATTTATTGATAAAGTTACCAACATCTTCTGCACTGTTCTCATTACCCACAAAGTTTCTTTGAAACGTATCAATAACAATCATTCCGATTTTTCCAACCTGATTTTGTAATGCATCTATTTCTTCTTCAAGCATTTTAAAATCATCATTATCATTAATTCTAATAGCTCTGTCTGATAGATATAAAGGAATATTCTCTAGGCTATACATACCTTGTTGCCACGCAGCTAACCTTCTCTTCGTGCCTCTCTGACCCTCTCCACACACAAACATTACAGGTGCAGCATAAGCATCATTGCCATAGAACTTTTCACCTTTAGCTATAGCTGCTGCCATAGCAATAGCAATAAAAGACTTTCCACTCTTTGGCTTACCAAACACGCAAGCCAGCGATTCCTTTTCCAGTATTCCTTCTATCAACCAATCAGGATTATCTACTTGCTTCATCAGTTCATCAGCTCTAGTGAAAGTGACCATACCTTTTGGCTTCTTCTCTACACAACTGTTTATATAATCTTCTAAATCTTTAGACTCCTTAAAATCCCCTCTTACAAATGCATCATACAAATCATCCTTCTCTTTAAACTCTGCTGGTGGTTGAGCTACCTTAACTTTACAACCATTCTTCCTGAGCATAGATGCGATTTCATTAGCACACTTTAGTCCTGCTTCATCATTATCAGGCCATAACCAAACCTCTCTACCAAAGATAGGACTCCAAT